AAGAAAGACTTCCAGCTCTGGTCACCCTTCCTCAAGAAGGGAAGTACGATTGTCTTCCACGATGCAGACCGATACGATACGGTGGGTCGCCTCATTCGGGAGGCCGTTGAGCCTGGTGCTAAGAAAATTCTACAGGTTCAGAAAGTCTGGAGTGCTATACTCCCATGACGGCCCTGGCGTTAGTCCCCAAGCTTCGGAGAATGGTTGCTGAGCCTACCAATACTCCTTATACAGATGCTATCCTCGCTGATGAATACATCGAGATCTATCCAGTCCCAGATTCCAAGAAGAATGATCCAGATAGCGATGAGTGGACACCCACCTATGATCTTCACTCCGCTGCAATGGATATCTGGGAAGAGAAGGCTGCTACTGTGGCTGCCCGGTTCGACTATACAGCAGATGGTGGGAGCTACCATGAAGATCAACGCTGGCAACACTGTAAGAAAATGGCCAGTTATCATGGGGCTCGCCGAAGGGCTCAGAACCGCAGCTTGACAAAGGATGTCTACAGTGTTTCAATCTGACGAACTCGCTTGGATGCAAGAGAATCAAAATGATCGCATGCCCAGTATCTGCTATCGTCTGATCTATATCCCTTCACGGGATGAAGCATACCAGGAGATAGCTACTTATACACAGTCTCTTGAAGAGATTCCCTGTGGTTTAGATTTAAAGCCTGGGGATGAACGAAACACTGACCGTCAAGTTATTCTCAGATGGGATGCTACTATCCGATTGCCCATCAGCACTCGAGATCTCTGGGATGTCCGTGATCAGATCTTAGTTACTCACCATTTCGTTGAGCTTCTCGAACCTTTACGATTCGAGATTGTAGGTCCTCCTCAGTTCGGACCTTCAGCTCTTCGCTTCAGGTTGAATAAGGTGGTGGCTGATGTCGAAGAAATCGGCTATTCGTATTGATTTCAAAGATGGAGCTCGATTCGTCAATGATCTGAAGAGAATGGGTAAGGCAGTCTCAGGAGCCCAGCTTCTGGCTGCACTCAGAGCTGGCGAGTACGTGGCTATTGGTCACGTCAAGATGAACATCGTCAACTGGGACCTGATCATGTCGGGTAAGCTCCTCAACAGTGTACAAGAGGATGATGCCTACAGCAATCAAGATTCAGCTTGGGTAACCTTCGGGCCTCATGCAGTCTATGCTGCTATCCACGAGTTCGGAGGTGTTATCACTGCTCATACTACCCGAGGTCTCATCTTCCAGATAGAGGGGCAGTGGATCAGGACTCATTCTGTTACTATCCCGGCTAAGCCTTACTTGAGGCCGGTGTTCGATACCAACCGTGATGAGATTATCGAAGCTTTCAAAACAAATCTCCTCATAGAAGTGGAGCAAGCATTCCGTGGCCAACTTTGATATAGCATTTCCAACATTCATCCTTTCACTCTCTTCAATCTCTTCGAAGATCGAGGATAGGATCTATCCTGAAAGACTTCCTCCAAAGGTTGCTCTGCCAGCTATTACCTGGTTATTGATACCCGGAGGTTCAGTTACTCGAGGCCACGGAGAGAAAGCTGGCTTATTGACTGCAGTGATCCAGCTGGAATGCTGGGCTGTCTCACGTGCTAAAGCTTCAGAGCTCGAGTATATCGTATTCAATGCGATTGATGGATATCGAGGTCCCTGGGGAACTTCTCCCAACCAGATCTCAGTTCAACACTGTCTAGCACGATCAATGCCGTATGATTTACCGGAGCCGGAAACAAATAGATACAGAAGGATCCGAGACTATTCGATTATGTGGAAGGAGAACTAAACATGACACGTCAAGGTGGTTATGGTTCAGTACTAAAGATCGGCAGTCCGCTTACAGCGATTGCCCATATCGAGGATTATGAATTCCCCGAGTTCGAGAAGATCCTGGCGGAGATTACAGCTCATGATAGCCCCGGTGGTTATGCTGAGCATATCTCCACGGGCAAACGCAAGCTGAATGAATTCACTTGCACATTGACCTGGGATAAGGATCAGGCAACCCATTCGACCATCATCGCAGCTTTCAACTCGGATGATGCTGTCCCGATGTCAGCTGAAGATCCCGATGGTGAAGAAGTCATCGGCTTCATGGCTCACGTCTTCAAGCTTGGCCGTATCGCTGAGCAGGAAGAGGGTTACAAGTGTGAAGTATCCCTCCAGCCCACCGGCATTCCCACAGGGATCAGTGCATAATGCTTGATCGATTCAAAAAACCCGGTAAGGAAGTTGATCAGACTGTGAAGATCCTGGGTCGTGATGATATCTTGAAGGCTGAAGATATCCGGATCGAGCCTCTGGATGTTCCAGAATGGGGCGGCAGGATCTACGTCAAGACCCTCAGTGGTGAAGAACGTGATCAGCTTGAGGCTTCACTGGTCGACTATAAAACAAATGGTCAGCCCAAACGGATGAAGACCGAGAAGCTCAGGGCTAGCATTGCAGCCCTGGCTATCTGTGATGAGAAGGGTAATCGCCTCTTTACTCCCATTGACATCTCGGCTCTGGCCAAGAAGAGCTCAGCAGCTCTCGATAGGGTAGCTGCTAAAGCTCAAGAGATGTCAGGTATCTCAGAAGGTGATGTAGATCGTCTGACTGAGAATCTAAAAAAAGACCAACCCGAAGATTCGCATTCAAGCTAGCAGAGAGGCTGGGGATCTGGGACGTCCCCGGCCTTCTTCGGGTTATCCCCTCGGATCTGCTATCAGAGTGGCAAGCTTACTCTCAACTTGAACCCTGGGGCTTTGAAATTGATATGTATGCTTCAGCTATGGTTGCTGCGGCTGTCTATAACGTAAACCGTAAGAAGGGCACTAAGCCCATTGATCCAAAGAAGTTAGTTCCTCAGATCATGACTGCTATGGATCAAAAGGGTAGCTTCTTCCAAGATCTCAAGAGCATGATCATCCAAGCGAAAGGAGCCAAGAATGACCGTAGTAAGAGAATTACTCGCAAAGCTCGGGATTGATGGAAGTGACTACGAACGCGGGATCAATAAAGCTATCGGTCAGACGAACAATCTGAACTCAACGTTCACTCGGCTTTCTACTTTCGGGGGTAATCTACTCTATGGTGCTTTTACCCTTGCAACTACTGGAGCAGCTCTCCTGGGTTATGAACTCTACAAAGATGTTCAAGCTGCTTCAGATGCTCAAGCTGTTGAAGCTCAACTCAATGCCGTTCTCAAATCAACTGGTCAGATTGCAGGAGTTACTGCAGATCAGGTAAAGAGTCTAGCTTCAGAGTGGGCTTCGCTTACCCCATATGAAGATGAAGCAGTGATTGGAGCAGAGAACATCCTGCTTACTTTCACTTCACTTACCAAAGATGTCTTCCCCGATGCTCTGGGAATCGTCTTGGATATGTCTACAGCTCTGGGCCAAGATCTTAAGTCCTCGGCGATCCAAGTAGGAAAAGCTTTACAAGACCCCATAGAGGGTGCCAATGCTCTCAAGCGAGTGGGTGTCAATCTCTCAGATGCAACACAAAAGTTGATCAAGGATCAAGTTGAGTCTGGAAATCTTATGGCAGCCCAGGCTATCATCATGAGAGAGCTGCAGACTGAATTCGGAGGTTCTGCTAAAGCTGCAGGCCAGACTTTCGGTGGTCAGCTTACGATCCTCAAGAATAAGATCGGAGATATCAGGGAACTGATCGGTAATAAGTTCCTTCCGGTTCTTTCTCAGTTGGCAACTACTTTCTCTGAATACTTAACACGGCCTGAGACCTTAGCTTTCATCGAAGGATTAGCTTCTCGATTAGCTACCCTTGTTATGTGGGGAGTTGAGATGCTACCGAAGTTAGCTATCGCCATTCAGAACTCTTTTGGATGGTTACAGAATAATCAGGGCGTGATTGTTGGGGCTCTGGCTGCTATCGGGGTAGCTATCATGGCTTTCGTTTATACAGTAGCTATCCCGGCTATCGTAGCTTGGGTATCAGCTTTCTGGCCTGTTGTCTTGATCATGGGAGTTGTGGCACTCGCTGCTTACTTAGTCTATCAAGCTTGGCAGGCTAACTTTGGTGGAATACAGCAAATCGTCAAGAGGTTCGCTGCTTTCATCCTGGATATGTTCTTTAGGATCAGATTCCACCTAATCAACGCTATACCCCAGGCTCTGGAGTTCTTCAGGAAGACTTGGCAGACGAAATTCTTACCCATCCTTCAGAAAGCGAAGGAGTGGATAGATGCTCACTTTACTCCTCTACTCCGAGAACTAGGGATCCTCTTCAGTGTAGTTCTAGCTAAGAGTATCGAACTGGCCTCAGCAGTCTTCCAGAAGTACTTACTTCCTTCTCTACAGAGAACTGCTGGATTCATCAACTCGGTTCTTCTGCCAGTAGTCAGACACGTGGGTATGTTCATCGCTATTACATTCGTTCAAGGGATTAGAAATCTGGGCTTAGCTATGGATTGGTTAGTTATCCGTATCCGGACTCTCTCAAGCTATTTGAGAAATCTGGAGATCCCTGCTTGGTTGACTCCAGGTAGTCCTACTCCTCTCGAGCTGGGTATCTTAGGTATTGCTTCAGCGATGAGAACTCTGGATAGGGTTACTATGCCGGCTTTCCAAAGTCCTTCGCTTCAGACCGTAGGGGCTTCTGCATTCAGTGGAGGTTCCGTTGATCGTACTATCCACTTAGTGGTTCAAGCTCAGGATCTAAAGATCGAGAAGGTTATCGAAGTCATTGATGAGAAAGCTGAAGAATTAGTTACAGCTCTCAAGAACTCATTGAAAGGAACTACAAATGGATAGCTTAGCTCGGATCGGTACAGAGATTGATGATACAGTGCTTGTTACTTCTCTGGCTGATGGGAAGATGAGAGCTCCTTTGATGGACTATAAACGATATGGAAAGATAGATGAACTCTCGAGTGGATTTGCAAAGGGAAGGGGCAGACCCCTCCCCACTTGGGAGTTCCTCTATCTCACTCCAGCTATGGTTGATGAGCTGGCTGTTTACTGTCCGGATAGAGTTTCTAGTGAGGTTTACATCTACACCCGGACTGATGAATTCCTAGATGAGTACAAAGCATTTAGAGCCAAGATGAGATGGCCTCTAGATGAAAGCATTAAAGATCTTCGACGAGAGAAACTCATCTTTACTTTCTGGGATGCTATCGAAGTTACTTTACCTGGACCTTCAGTATGATGCCTATTCATGAAATTACAACTCAAGAATATGAATACCTGCGAAGTAATTCAGACTTCTCTCGATTCAGACTGGCTTTCTTTGCTTCTAATATCATGTGGCAAGGTCGGATCAATCAAGAGTTCTCTCGCACAGACTATGTTAGCGAGCTTACTTGGGATACTGAGACCCTGGGTGACTGGAATGATATTATCCCAGGGATGACCCTCTGGATTGGCTCAGCAGCAGGCTTATCAGATATTGCTAAGCTGAGACTTCGTAAGGCTGCTACAGCAGTCAAGCTTTTCTTTGATCCAGCGAGTGGAATAGCTTTTGCTAACAATCTCTATCTTACCATCGTGGATGATGTACCCATCTGCCAGATACCTTTTGCTTTTGATCAAGCAGGAGTCCCCTATGGTAATACATCCGAAGCTTACACGAACCAGAATACAAATTACAAGCCGGTTGTTATCATGGGAGGTCACGCGGTAGTTGAGTTAGTCGAGGGTGTAGGTTCTCTTCTCCGAGATGCTTCACTCAGCTGGGTCCCCGGAGGCACTATCTCAAGTTACTCATGGGAATGCTCGACAGCTTCAGCCATCGATGATGACAATACAGCTACTCCCACTTTCTACTTTGATACAGTGGGTACTCATCTTATCTCTCTTACTGTAGTGGGAAGCAATGGAGTAAGCTCTACTCGATACCAGAAAGTTTACGTATGGGATATCAACAACCCAGCAGCCGAAGTGATCATCGACACAATGCCCTTTACACTCGCCGAGATAAATGGAGCTGAGAGTACTGTGAGAATTGGTACAGCTGATGCTGCTCTAGTCCAAGAGAATGCCCATGTAGCTCTCTTCGCAGTTGAAGAAGCCTATGGTGATACATTTATCTCACTTGGCCAGAGCTTGGGTAATGAGAATATACTTCTGGATGGTTGGATCGTTGAGAATAGTATAGAGCCAGATTTCAAAGGTGGCTATATCACTTTCACGATCAGGGGTAACCAACAGCCTATCCTCTCTGCTTCAGGACAACCAGTTACCATTGAAAGAGTAGCGGGTGCTCCAGCTAATTTCCTCCAGTTACGTAACCCTACTCTTGAAATCTTATTCTGGCAATTTATTACTTGGAGATCTACTCTTAGCCAATGCATGGATTGCTTCCCCCCTGATGCCACTCAGATCTATCCAACGATGGAAGCTGTACAGGGAACTCTAGCTGAGCAGCTTAACTCCCTGGGTGACTATACTTTCTCTGCATGGGGTTGTGATCTTTGGGGAAGACTCTTCATGCAGAGAGCTCCGGAAATGCTCTCAGATGCTGAGAAAGATGACCTCTTAGTCACCATGGAGATTACCCGAGATGATCGGGCTAAGGCTAGAATCGAGAAGTCTGGCATCAATCCCATCTCAATCGTGTTTCTTACCTCGATTCGGATCGTCAATGCTGCTACCTTACCGAGTACGCTCTACAGTGTAGCTCCTGGCTTACTCGAGACTAAGACAGGGAGACCCATCACAATTGATACGTTAGCTTCTGATCAAGCTGAGTCTAACTCTTTGGCTGGTCGAGCTTTCTCAGCTCAGAATTCTATGGAGCAGGTTATTGTAGAGTTACCCCAGAATAATCGATTACTCTCTGTTTTTCCTCAACAGCAGAAGATACTAGTCACAGTAGATGCTGAGGAGAATCCTGCAGGTGTTGAAGTTACTGGTTATGTGATTATCAAGTCTATCAGATATATAGAGGATAGAACTTTGGGTGTAGTGTCTATGGAGATTCGTGGGGATCTACTGGTACCCGAAGGGCCCTCTGCCGATGGTAAGATCCCTCTCTCCGATGGTTTAGGGGGTGTAGATGATTACGAGCTTCCCGTTGCTTCGCCGGATCCTGACTTACCTTTAGTTCTTTTGCCAGAGCTTCCAGAACTACCAGCTCTCCCTAATGATTCAACTGTAGATCTACTTAGCGAGCTTTACGGAATGAATAATGATGGTCAGATGTACTACACTAAAGATCTAAAGGCCATTGATCAGAGTTACTGGATTATGGATCCCGATCAACAACTACTTGGAGACATCAGAACTTTTGTCATGACCCCCGATGGTCATATCTATCTAATCTACAAGCGTCAGATCTACTGGGCTACTATCGACAATCCGAAATTCTCTCTGCTCTTTGGCCCCGAATTTCTAGAAGCTCAGTATCCCGGAGGCTTCGAACCTTTCCAGCAGATTATTGCAGCCTATGGAGTTAGCCCTATCGATCCGAATAAACTTCTCTTAATCATGGGTAGTGGATATACGGGATCTAGGATTGGACATTTCTGGTCAGGAGATCATACAGGAGTAACTCAGGGTGTTTCAGTCAATACATTCTCAACAGATTTCTATCCGCATAGTTCAACTCATGGAACTATTAGACTGGTAGATGGGAATTGGTTATGTACTTATGGTACAAAAGATACGAACAGAGCAGTTAGTATTCTGATCTCGATCGATGGATCTTCAGTAATCGATGGGAATGACTATGCTACAGTAGAGACAGGGCATCTTCAAGCTCAATCAGCTAATGAATCATCCATAGTTTACTACCATGGTCAAAGCGTTATGAATGAACTCTATCGTTCGGCTGATGCTGGTCTAACTCATGGAGCTAGCTTGATCAATCCAGTAGATAGCTTGGGTATCATTGAAGGTTATACTGCAGCTGCATCACCCTCAGCTACTCGACTGATGGTAGTATACAACAATGCTGGAACTCCTGAGCTTCACGCTTCAAATGACTCTGGGACTACTTTCTCAGCACTCACACTACCTCCCTCATTTGAGCCTACGACTATCTTCAATGTCAGTGAGGATATCTGGGTAGTAGCTGGTAGAGAAGACTTGGGAGGTCCTACGACTGCTCCGCTTATCTACATGACTGATGATTTTGGAATTACTTGGTTTCCGAAATATGGAGATCTCCCTACGAAGCTCACAGATACTTTAGGCTTCAGGAGGATAATCACACGATGAAAATTCTACCTGAGATCTTGAAACTTGGAAAGACGATCAGGGGTAAGATCCGTGATTCAGGAGATCCCAACCTGATTGCTATCGAGGCTGTAGCTGGCAACTTAGATAATGGTTTAGTAGTTATTCCTACTAGACCCAATTACATTTATGCTCGAGGTAAAGGAGGAGTACCCTATGAGGTTCTCAACACTCATGGAACAATCCCTCTAAATCACTCGATTCAAATTGGTAATACAGTTAGCGATAAAAGAACTCTGAGAGTACTGAAGGTTCACAATGTTTTTGCTCAGAAGGTCGAAGGTTACTTAGATAAGCATGGAGCTGATCATAGCTATGGGGGTAAAGATCCCGTAGCGGTATGGCTGGGTCAGTATATGCTTTGGAAAGCTGAACCCAGTCTAACAGATGCTTTTACTCTGAATGTCTATCGAGGTGCTTTCTTAGCAGATACAGGCGAGAACCTCCCTGCTTCAGTCGAGGAAGTTGATTTCACCTCCCATATCCCAGGGACCGGATGCATCTGGGCTCTCTTAGAGCTCTTACCCGATGGCACTCTGAATATAGTAGATGGAGTTGATGTTGGCTTCAGGCAGAATCTCACTCGGGCTGATATCCCAGCAAAAACTACAGGAGCCCTTCAACTCTATGCGGTAGCTCTATACTCCTCACAGACTCGGATTACAGTCTCGGCTATGTGGACTGACCTATTCGATCTGCGTTTCTCAGATACGGGTAGTGGAGGAGGTACTGGGGGTACAACTTGGGGCAGTATTACTGGATTACTTTCAGATCAAGTTGATCTTCAGGCTGCTCTTGATGCTAAAGAAGATGAAGCTAACAAAGCAACTGATCTATCCAGTAATGATAACACTCACTATCCAACGACAGCAGCAGTGAAAACTGCACTGGATTCAGCTGTTGGTGAATTGGAAGATGCAATTACTTTAGAACAGGAGGTAGAGCTACTGAAGATAAAGATTTCCAAGATCAATCTATTTCTACAACTTATCTTCGAGAAAAACCCGCAAACCCTCATTACGTATGATGAGGCAATTTCAAATTTGTTATATCTATATGATGAATAGGAGAAAACATGTCAATACAATTAGTAGGTAAAGTAGGACCTCAGACACTCAGTGATGGCGCAGATGCTCCTTTCCGTTTGACGAAGGATGGAGGATTGATCACTCAGGCGCTTCACGGTCGATACTTTGAGCAGATGCAAAGGGAGAATATCTTCACTGCAGCGAATCAAGCAGCTCAAGCTATCAGCGTAGCATTAGCTACTGCGTATACAGGCCTGTGCTTGTATAATCCCGTAGGATCAGGGAAGTTGCTTGCTCTGCTCAAAGCAAAATTCGCTCTCTCGCTTGCTCCTGCAGCTATCGCACCGATGGGAATCATCGCGGGTTATGCAGCTACAGGCGGCGTGACTGCACAGACATCACTTTTGACTCCAGCCTGCTCTAAGATTGGGAGCAATAATGCACCGGTAGCGAAAGTCTTGAATCAGGCGACAATCGTCACGCCTGTTTGGCAAACATTGAATGTCGATGGCTTCACAGCGGCTGCTCTTCCACCTCCCAGTCCTATCTTTGATTTTGAGGGGATGATCGGTATTCTCCCTGGTGGGTTCATCGCATTCGGTGCATTGACTGCAGTAACTGGTCTGGGATTCATGTCTTGGGAAGAAATACCTTTGTAAAAGGAGGTATTCAAATGACTTCACTAGGACAGGTACGTATCACTGGAAAATCTTATAAACTTGACTTACCGGAACATGATTTCTCTGAACTTCCGGTAAGTCAGGGGTTCGAAAAAGAGATATTCACGCAGGAAGGTCACGGTAATCTTAACACCGTTCGAGAAGATCACCCTGCTTTTGGTGTTACAGCATCAAACTCTACGGTTCAAAACAATAATGCTTTATGGGCTGGACTAGGAATATATAATCCAATTGGTTCTGGGAAAATCATAATTCCCTATTTTGGATCGTATTATGTAAGTACGGGTTCTGGCGCTGTTTCAGTAGTTGGAGCTGTGGGATTATTGAATAACGAAGCTCCAACAGGCATACTCACCCCACAAACACCCGTAGCACTAAACGGAGCTGCAGGAGTAATTCCCACTGTTGTCTTATCCTTCAGGGGAGCTAACCTCATAAGAACTCCGGATTGGATGACTTTGAATGGTCTGAGACGTCCCTCTTCGGGTCCATTTCCAACATTCTACGAATTCTTTGAAGGGATGTTTGGGATTATGCCGGGAGGATTTTTTGGGATTACGAGTCTTCAATCAGTCTCAGGTCGTGCAGCATTAGCATGGTATGAGATGCCTATTTGATACTCCCTAAGGAGGCTGTATGTTATTTAATGTTCAAGTAAAACATCCCAATGGGTTCCTTGGATCGATTGCTGTAAGAAATCGATTGGCAACTGGAGGGGTAGGATTAGTTGAGATT